TAGAAAAATCACTGAGGAAGAATCAGATGCTATCATTGTTGCCTCTTACGGCACCTTCTCAACTGGAATTAACATTAAAAAACTTCATAATGTTATCTTCGCATCTCCCAGCAAATCGAGAGTAAGGAATCTACAATCAATCGGAAGAGTTCTTAGGAAAGGTAAAAACAAGACTAAGGCAACTCTTTATGATATTGCAGATGATACTACTTACAAGTCTCAAAAAAATTATACTTTAAATCATCTTATTGAAAGAGTGAAGATTTATAATGAAGAAAATTTTAATTATGAGATAGTTCCAATCAAGATGAAAAACAAATGAACGAAGAAAAGTACGCATACATTAAACTAGTTTCTGGGGAAGAAATCTTCGCTCAGGTAGAGGAGTTTGTTGATGAGGATAAATGTTTAGTAGCTTTTGATCCTTGTTTTATAAAAGAGTTACCAGTCAAACGAGGGCCTTTTGCCTTGTATCGTGTTGAGCCATGGTTAAAATTATCTGATGAAAGGATGTTTGCGTTTGATTTAAAGAATGTATTATATTACGGTAGATGTAAAGATAAGGAAAAGATAAGTACATTTGTACGTTACCAAAACTCTCTAAATAAAGGAACTACTCCTCCAGATAGTCAAGTAGGTATCAGTTCTTCGCTCGGTTTTGTTTCTAGTGTGAAGAATACTAGAGAGGCTCTAGAGAAGATATTTAAGATAGAAAAGGATACTTAGAGCTATCCCTTTGAACTCTGACAGAGTTATTGTACTATTATTTCGGGAGCTTGTCAAGCGCAAGAAGATTTGTTATAATATGTACATAAGTTATGCAATAACTATTTTATACAATCTAAGATGGCAAAACGAAAACGATCCGAACACTATGTAAATAACAAAGAATTTCTTTATGCTATTGTAGAGTATAAAGCTAAGGTAAGAGAAGCAGAAGAAGCAGGGAAACCAAAACCACGTATTACTAACTATCTTGGTTCTTGTTTTCTTAAGATAGCCACTCATTTGTCTTACAAACCAAATTTTGTAAACTACATGTTCAAAGACGATATGGTATGTGATGGAATCGAAAATTGCGTTCAATACATTAATAATTTTAATCCTGAGAAATCCTCGAATCCTTTTGCTTACTTTACGCAGATCATTCATTATGCATTTCTCAGAAGAATACAGAAAGAAAAGAAACAACTCGAAATTAAAACAAAGATAATTGAAAAGTCAGGTTATAGTGAAGTCTTTAGTGATGATGGTATGATGGCAGGGTCAGAGAGTGACTACAATACTATCAAAGACAATATCAATTATAGGTATAACGGATGAAGATAGCAATAATAACAGATCAACACTTTGGAGCTAGAAAAGGTTCTGCACTGTTTCATGATTACTTTTTAAAATTCTATAATGATATATTCTTTCCTACTTTAGAAAAGGAAGGTATAACTACTATAGTTGATATGGGAGATACCTTTGATAATAGAAGAGGTATTGATTTCTTGGCTTTGGATTGGGCAAAAGAAAACTATTTCAATCGACTAAGAGATATGAATATCAAGGTTCATACTATAGTTGGTAATCATACTGCATATTATAAGAATACAAATGAAGTTAATACTATACAATTATTATTAAATGAATATAAGAATATTATATGTTATGAAAAGGCTACAGAAATAAAACTAGATAAACTTAAGGTATTGATGGTGCCTTGGATAAACAAAGAGAACCGAGAAGAAACTGTTGATTGTATAAAAAAATCAAAGGCTAAAGTTGTAATGGGACACTTGGAACTAAATGGGTTTCATGCCAACAAATATGTTGTTATGGATCATGGTGATGATTGTGCAATCTATAATAAGTTTGATCAGGTATTTTCTGGACATTATCATACCAGAAGCTCTCGTGATAACATTCATTACTTAGGAAATCCTTATGAGATATACTGGAATGATGTTGATGATCCTAGAGGATTTAATCTATATGATACAGATACTCAAGAGTTAACACAAATAGATAACCCACATAAGATGTTTCATCATGTTTATTACAATGACACACCACATCAACTTGTAGATACTTCAAAGTATAAAGATAAGATTATCAAAATTATAGTCAAACAAAAATCTAATCTAAGTGACTTTGAAAAGTTTATTGAAAAATTTGTTAATTCAAATGTACATGATATAAAGGTTGTTGAAAACTTTGACTTTAATGGTTATTATAATCCAGAGGAAATCGAAAGTGATGAGAGTGAGGACACCATTAGTATATTGAATAGGTATATTGATGAGTCTGATGTATCTCTTAATAAGTCTCAGATTAAGAATCTATTGAAAGAAGTTTACATTGAGGCCTGTGAGGTGGAATAATGTTTATTCTTTCGGTCAAGTCTTCAACAGAACAGGGAGCCTATGCAGTTGAAGATGAAGAAGGTAAAAGAGTTATCTTCCTATTTGAAGAGGAGGATGATGCTGTTAGATATGCCATGATGATGTCTATGAGTGATAAAAAATATCCCGAACTAGATGTTACAGAGGTTCCCGATGAGGTTGCCATAAACGCCTGTGAAGCGTATGATTACCCATATGTGGTAATTTCTTCTGATGATTTGTTAATTCCAAAAAACTATGATAAGATTTAAGAAAATTAAGTGGAAAAATTTTCTAAGTACAGGAAATCAATGGACTGAGATAGATTTTGAAAAGAGTAGTACAACTTTAATAATTGGTAGTAACGGAGCTGGTAAGAGTACAGTATTAGATGCTCTTACTTTTGTGTTGTTTAATAAACCTTTTCGTAAGATCACAAAATCACAGTTAGTTAATACTGTAAATGAAAAAGATTGTAATGTTGAAATAGATTTTACTGTAGGAACTAGAGATTATAGAGTTGTACGTGGTATCAAACCATCTGTATTTGAGATATGGGTTGGTGATAACATGTTAAATCAAACTGCAGCTGCAAATGATCAACAGAAATATCTTGAAACTAACATATTAAAGTTAAATTATAAGTCATTTACTCAGATTGTTGTCTTAGGATCGAGTAGTTTCATTCCTTTTATGCAACTATCAGCTCCAAATCGTAGAGAAGTTATAGAAGATTTGTTGGATATTAGAATATTTTCAGCAATGAATGGTGTTGTCAAAGATAAACTGAGACACTTGAGAGACAATATTAAAATTCTAGAACTCAGAAAGGAAAGTCTAACTGATAAAGTTAGTATGCAAAAGAAGTTTATTGAAGAAATAGAATCTCGTGGTAAACAAGATATAAAAGAAAAAAGAGAAAAGAAAGATGGATTTGCAAATGAGATTCTTAATTTTATTACTCATAATGAAGAGTTAGAAACAGAAGTTACTGGTCTCATAGAAGATCAGGAAAAGGTCACAGGAGCTAGTAAAACGTTATTAAAGCTTAACAATCTAAAAGGTAAGATGTCTAATAAAGTATCTACCCTTACCAAAGAACATAAGTTCTTTACTGATAATGTAACATGCCCTACATGCACCCAAAATATAGAAGAATCGTTTCGTTTAAATAGAATTGCTGAAGTCGAAACTAAGGCTAAAGAGCTCCAAGACGGTTACAAAGAACTACAATTCAAAATTAAATCTGAACAAGAAAGGGAGCTCTCATTCAACACACTATCAAAGGAGATTACTAAACTCAATAATGACATTTCTCAAAATAATACCAAGATATCTGGCTTCCAACAGCAGATCACAGATCTTGAATCAGAAATTCAAACACTTACCGACCAACTTGCAAACAGAAATACTGAACATGAGAAATTAACAGAGTTAAGAGAAAATTTAAATACCACCTTTGATGAATTAGTTGAGAAAAAAGAAGAATTAAGTTATAAGGATTATGTTTATAATCTTCTAAAGGATGGTGGTGTCAAGACAAAGATAATTAAAAAGTATCTGCCTCTAATTAACAAACAAGTTAATAGATATCTGCAGATGATGGATTTCTATATCAATTTTAAATTGAATGAAGAATTCAGTGAAACTATAGAATCACCCATACATGAAGATTTTTGTTATGCTTCATTCAGTGAAGGAGAGAAGATGCGTATTGACTTAGCTCTACTTTTTACGTGGAGAGAGGTAGCTGCGTATAAAAATTCTACAAATACTAATCTATTAATTATGGATGAAGTATTTGATAGTTCTCTTGATGGTACAGGAACAGATGAGTTCCTCAAGATCATAAGGTTTGTAATTAAAGATGCAAACATATTTGTTATCTCTCATAAGGAATCTCTATTAGAGAAGTTTGAGAGTGTAATACAGTTTGAAAAATTAAAAGGTTTTAGTAAAATGTTATCATGAAAATATTAGTTACTGGACATCGTGGTTTTATTGGAAGTCATGTATATGAACATTTGACAGAGTTGGGATTTGATGTTGATGGATATGATATTCCATATGACATAGGAGATTTCAAAACAAATAAGAAGTATGATGTTGTGATACATCTTGCAGCAAATGCTGCCATCCGTGAAGCTCTCAAAGATCCTGATGCATTTTGGGAAAACAATGTAGTTAAATCTAAACCTATATTTGATTATTGTAGAGAGAATGATGTTAGATGTTTATATGCAAGTTCTGCTTCTGTATATGAATGGTGGATGAATCCATATGCAATATCTAAGAAAGTAAATGAGATACAGGCTCCACCGAATAGTGTGGGTATGAGATTCTTTAATGTATATGCACCGAAAGTAAGTCGTTCAGATATGTTGTATCGTATGTTAGAAACTAAAACTGCAACTTATCTTACAAGACATAAGAGAGATTGGATACACGTAGATGATGTTGTTTATGCTATTGCCACTTTGATGCCCTCAACATATACTGGGGTTATAGATGTTGGTACTGGTAATCCAGTAGCTGTAATTGATCTTGCTATGAAAATGGGAATGGGTCATTTACCTATCAAGGAAGAGACACCAGGCGAAAGAGATATCACATGTGCTGATACTACTGAGTTGCGTAAACTTGGATGGATGCCAACAATAAATATTCTGGACACAGTATGAAACATTCTGAACTAGATCTCTTTGATAACGTATTCGATAAATTGGAGGAAGAAAATGCCTCATCACAAAATATGGGAGAGTGGACGGAACCCATACCGTCGGCCCGACAAGGGAAAGAAAAAACCACAAATGCTGAGACAAGCACGTAAAAGGTTAGCCCAGTTTAAAAAGTTGCACACAAGACCTTCTGGCCACCGCCAGGGGTCTTATAATATGGCCATACAAGCAACAAACCCATGACCGTTAAATTTGAAATCAAAGACCAACTTGCAAAACTTCTTGCAACTGAAGATCTAGTCGTAGAACATAAGAAAGTATTGACCGCTAGTTTCAATGTAAGTACTAGAGTATTAGT